AATATCTATGTCAAAAAGGTATAACAGTAAAGTTTTGGAAATCTGTGATAATGGTGATGCTATTGTAGAATTGCCAGAAGAACTGATGGAAGAACTTGGTTGGAAAGTGGGTGATAAACTAGACTATCAAATGAAAGATGGTTCAGTTTATGTTACAAATTTATCATTGAAGGAAAGAAAAGAATGCTAGACTGTTTGATTGTGGGTGATAGTATTGCAGTTGGTACCAAGATGTTTGCACCTCATTGTGCGTTGCAAGGTAGAGGCGGCATTAACACTTGGCAGTTTAATAAAATGTATAATCAATCTTTTTATGCCGAAACCGTAATTATCAGCCTTGGTTCTAATGACCATAAAGGTGTTAAGACCTATGATGAATTGTTTGAGATGCGTCAGCGAGTTGGTGCTAAGAATGTATTTTGGATTTTACCGGCCGGTAATTTGCCAGCAGGTGGTGTACCGATTGAGAAAATTCAAACCATCGTGAAAGAATTAGCTGCATATTATGGTGATACGGTTTTACCAATTCGTGGTTTGCAACCAGATGGTATTCATCCATCATGGGCTGGATATAAAGATATTGTGGAGAGGACTAAAGAATGAGTATGTATAAAGTTGGCAATCTCCAAACTTAACCCCATTTATACTAACATAATCCTTGCACAATAACATTGGTTATGTTATAATTATTTTTCTATGTTAACAAAGGTGAATGATGAACATTCGTGAACTCGCAAAAAAAATGGCTATTGAACACAAACTACCTAGGGCTGACAAATATGATTTGTTTCTCCGTGAGTATGATAACAAGGTAGAGTTGATTGGTCTGGTACAAGACCCAACACTTGACATGAATGACTTCCGTGGTCGTGAAATGTTGTTCCCAAAACGATGGGTTACCTTAGCCGTTTATGATGCATCGTATAAGGTAGCTGCATAATGCCAACAAAGTTAATAACACTCAAAACAAACCATACGATTTTAGGTGATGTGGTAGAAGGTGTATCTTACACCGTCATAAAGCATCCTGTACAGGTCGTATCTGTTCCACCACAAGGTCCAAATGAACCATCAAGTATCGCATTTTCTCCTTTTGTGGAATATGCAGAAGAATTCAGAACTGGATTTGAAATTAAGAATGGAGATATTTTAATGATTTCTACACCAGTTAAGGAAGTAGTAAATCAATACAGTAAAATCTTTGGGAGCGGAATCCAAATTGCCACTTCCATCCCTAAACTCTGATATAATGGATGAATGATTAAATACTACACAAATGTTGCCATGGTGGGCAACAACATTCTATACCGTGGCGTCAAAGATGGGCGTAGAGTCAAGATGAAAATTGGCTATACGCCCACTCTATTTCTGCCAGCGAAGAAAGAAACGAAATTCAAAACTCTCAATGGTGAATACCTTGAGCCAATGAAGTTTAATTCCATTCGTGATGCTCGTGATTTTGTTAAGAGATATGATGAAGTATCTAATTTCAAAATCTATGGCAACACGGGATATCAGTATGCATTTATTGCTGATGAACATCCAAAGATGATTGATTGGAATATTGATGATATCTCCATTGCAATCACCGATATTGAGGTCGGTTCAGAGAATGGATTTCCTGACCCATACCTCGCCAATGAGCCTATTACCGCAATCTGTATCACCTTCCTGAAAGGTGAAACGGTGGTGTTTGGCTGTGGTGATTATGAAACGAAGGGCTCAGAGAAATACATCAAGTGTAAAGATGAGTACACCTTGTGTAAATCATTTCTACAATACTGGCAAGAAAATTGTCCTGATGTATTGACTGGATGGAATACCAAATTCTTTGATATCCCATATTTGGTTAATCGCTTTCGTAGAATTCTTGGTGAAGATGAGACAAAGAAACTATCACCATGGGGTATGATTGGTGAGCGTAAGGTTGTTTCTAATAACCGTGAGCTGATTGCATATGAAATGATGGGTGTATCTTCATTAGATTACATTGAGTTGTATCGTTGGTATGCTCCTGGTGGTAAATCACAAGAATCATATAAGTTAGATAATATTGCTAATGTAGAACTTGGTGATAGTAAACTTTCATATGATGAGTATGATAACCTTCATGCATTGTACCGTGAAAACTACCAAAAGTTTATTGAGTATAACATCAAAGACGTGGAACTTATTCTCCGCTTGGAAGATAAGCTGAAGTTGATTGAGCTTGGTCTTACTTTGGCTTATGACACAAAGACCAACTATGAAGATATCTTTGCACAGACTCGTATGTGGGACGCAATGACTTATTCCTATCTTTTGGAAAGAGGCATTGTTGTTCCACCTAAAGTTGTCAAAAATAAAACATCAGCCTTTGAGGGTGCATTTGTTAAAGACCCACAAATTGGTATGCACAATTGGGTTGCTAGTTTTGACTTAAACAGCCTATATCCCCATTTGATGATGATGTTTAATGTTTCACCAGAAACTCTAATTGAGCCATCAAATTATACCGATAATATGCACAGTATAATTGCAAGCGGTGTTTCAGTTGATAAGATGCTGATCAAAAGTGTTAACACAGACGGATTAAAAAATGCTACCATAACACCTAATGGCCAATTCTTTCGCACAGATGTTCAAGGTTTCTTACCAAAAATGATGGAAGAAATGTATGAAGATCGTAAGAAGTTTAAGAAGCTGATGCTCAAGGCTCAACAAGATTATGAAAATGAGAAGAATGTAGACAATAAGTATGAAATTGAAAAGCGTGTAGCAAGATACAATAACTTGCAGCTTGCGAAGAAAGTTTCTCTTAACTCCGCTTACGGTGCCCTTGGTTCACAATACTTCCGTTTTTATGATTTACGATTAGCTCTTGCTGTAACAACATCGGGTCAATTGGCTATTCGTTGGATTGAAGCAAAGATTAACCAATACATGAATAAATTATTGGATAGTGACAAAGATTATGTGATTGCTTCTGACACAGATTCAATCTATCTCCGTATGAGTGAACTGATTGATAAGTTTGTTAAAGATACTTCTGATAAACAAAAAGTAATTTCTATCATGGACAAAATCTGTGAAGAAAAGATTCAACCATTTATTGATAAATCATATGAAGAACTAGCTGATTATCTCCATGCTTATGATCAGAAAATGCAGATGAAGCGTGAAGGTCTTTCTGACAAAGGCATCTGGACTGCAAAGAAACGATACATTCTCAATGTATACAATAACGAAGGCGTTCAATACAACGAGCCACACCTTAAAGTTATGGGTCTTGAAATGGTTAAGTCATCAACACCATCGGTTATCCGTGACAAGATGAAACAGACCATTAGCCTTATTGTTAATGGAACTGAAGAAGATATCCATAAATTTATTGCTGACTTCAAAAAACAATTCAAAGAATTACCACCAGAAGAAGTTTCTTTTCCTCGTGGCTGTAATGGATTAAAAGAATATTCTGATAGTGTTCTAATGTATAAGAAAGGCACACCAATTCATGTTCGCGGTGCAATCACCTATAACCATTACTTGAAGAATCTAGGTTTAGATAAACAATATCCTTATATTCAAGAAGGTGAGAAGTTGAAATTTACTTATCTAAAACAACCAAACCCGTTCAAAGATAATGTTATTTCATATCCCGTTCGTTTACCAAAAGAATTTGGTATGCATGAGTTTATTGATTATGATCTTCAGTTTGAAAAGGCTTTCATTGACCCAATCAAAGTGATTTTAGATTGTGTTGGTTGGACTACTGATAAGAAAACATCATTAGAGGATTTTTTCAGTTGAAAGATATTAAAATCATTAAGACCGGCATCAATGTCTCCAAGATGTTGAAACAGCTGCAACAATATCCAGAAGATTGGGGAAACCAAAATAAAATGGATGATGTTGAATCATTGCTGAATCATGGGTATCAAGATATAGATGTTGATGTTTTGCAGCTAATTGTTGGAGGTGTGACAAATGTGAATGAGTTTGTTGGCGATACAGAGATTTGTATTCCAACACCAGCATTCTACAAGCACACAGCCATGATCCATTTTCTAAAAAGAAACTTTAGGGATTTTAGAAGATGTGGTTATTTGTCTTTGCCA